TTTAAGTCATTTCGGGACTATAGGAGTGGGGGGACTTGAACCCCCACGACCTTAACGGTCAACAGATTTTAAGTCTGGTGTGTCTACCGATTCCACCACACTCCCATCGTAAGTTGGGGGATGAAAAGCACAATACTCATTGAATGTGATCTTCATCTCCTTATCGGTAAGGTTAGCATTTTTTGCTGCTTTTGGCAAGTTCCACTTTGCATGGAATAGCATTTCCATTGATTTACGAGTTTCGGGTCTCATAAGAAGTTGATATTAATATTAACTCTATTTTTTGTATTGGTGGTTGTAGTAGATCGGTGAGGTTGACCAGAATCAAAGATATAAAGACGATTTCTTACACTTTCTACCTTGGTTCCATCTTCAAACTCAGTATAACCATCACAAGTGTTCATGCAAAAGATTGCTCCATGATGTGGAAAATCATAATCACAATGCCAATCATGAATTTGTAGTTCATTTGTCCATGGATACAAATTTGCTTTAGCACGAATAAGTGTTCTACCTTTGAGATGCTTCATCATAGGAATGAGAAGACTGCAACGGATCATTTCCCATTGCTCACTACAAGGTACATCATTTTTGTAAAAGTGATGAACTCCTTGCCAGTTCCAAAGGTCTGAATTATTTTCATCTGGACGACCTGTTACATGATCAGTAATGCTCCATTGAAAATTTTCTGCTCCTTGTAATAGAACAGTTTCTAGTCTAGCAAAGTTATCATCATCCAGAACATCATCAAGTATTCTTAATTTATGGTTAGTCATTTTCTACTCCAACATTTTCTAGAAACTTTTTACGAAATTCTTCTACTTCATCCTGAATTTGTTCAGGAACAGGGGGAATCTCGTTAACAGGAACCATCATAACAGATTTTCCATCAGGACGAGTAATTTTCCAACAGACATGAGATCTGTCAGTGAGATCAACGAGGAAATCAAAGTGATCTTCTGCTTCACGCAGAGTAATTCCAATAGGTCCAATCATGCTTGTGATGCAAAACAAAAGGTAATTAGATCAGGATTCGCAACTTCTTGAAGATCAGCAACCGTTTCAGCGAATCCTGCTGCTCCTTCAATGTCCCATTTCCATTGGACGTACTTTTCATAACCTTCTTCATCGACAAGAGTGACCTTCCGCTTTGAGAAGTTCACAAAGATGTGAGCGAGGTTGTCGGACATGTTTGTCTCCTGACTACCTATGTAGTATAGCAGGAGACGGGAGGTCTGTCAAGGGATCAGTTCAAGAAGATTGTTGCTGCGCTGGCGATCATGGTTGCCTCAGCAGAGAGGACCATACCGATACCTGCCTTCAGTGTAACTGCTGCGGATGCTTGCATGAAGATGAATCCACCAAGAACATTTACATTATATGCACCAGTTGAAACGTTACAGTTATATCCTGTTGCGCCACAAGTCAACGAATAAGGACCAAGTGGGTTAGCAATCGTATATCTGGGGATAGCATCAGCAGATGCACCTGGTGTCATAACTGTTTCTACAGATCCACCAACAAATCTACGAATACCAGTAAGTGCTTTGGGAATGGGTGAAGGTGGTGTGTTGATCATCTCAACTAAGTGAGGTGTAACAAGTTCGATAGAGTTATCACCACTAATGATAGTTTCTCCATATGAAATTGATCCGTTACCACCACTAGCTTCAAAGGTACTGCTGGTAATTTTAGTGGAGACAGATCCTACACTGAATTCGGCACCTTGAACCTCAAACTTAGCACCAACAGTATTGATGTCAACATCAGATCCAAAACGAAGTGTATGTTTTTGAACCTTTTCGCTTTTCTTTTTACCTTTTTTATCTACGATCTTAGGAGAACCTTCGGCACCAAAGAAGAAACCACCACCAACTTCAATGTGGCAATCACCTGTAACTTTTAAGAAATAATCACCTTCGATATTTCTGACACAATCACCATCTACGAGAGAACAATTATCACCATGTGTCTCTTCAGTATAAGTGCCAGCGTAACTAGTATGATCAGAAATTAAGTTACCATTGTCACCTTTACCACTATTCTGACTCTTTGTGTATGCTTGAACTTGCTTCTCTAGTTCTTCAGCATCAATATCAGGTTTTTCTTCACGAATCTTTTTGCGAGCAACATACTCTGCATATTGACTTTGATTTACTTTAATAGAAGTCTTAGTTGTACCACTAGCACTCTTCTTTACACTTGCCTGGCGACCAGGAGTGCCAACATATGTTTCATAAGAACCATCTAACCACGTTTTAGCAGCAGTTAGATAAGGATCTGCTTCATTAAAAATAGAGTCTAAAAGACTACCAGGTCCAGAATCTCCTCCACAACTTGCTCTACTCTTTCCTCTAATCTTATTGATCTCTTCGAGTTCTTCAGGAGTACAGTGTGTAACACCGAACAGAGGATACCAACCAACGGTATCAACACCACCATCAGCAGAACGATTACAACCACTACCAATAAACTTGATGAAGAGTGCAATCAAACCAGTGATGCTAGTAATACCCTTTTTGAGAAGGTCGGTTCCTGCTTCAAAGACTTCACTGCCTGCTTTCCATGCCTCAATGATTTCTTGTGCCTGACCAACACCTTCAACAATAGTTGAGACAGTATCAACAATATTAAGAACAGAATCGAGCAAACTTTGAACTTGGCAAATAACGCTATCAATAGTTGCCTGAACACCTTGAAGAACAAATGCTGCTTTGTCAATCAGACCATCCAAGAAACTCTCAACAAAACCAAGAATAGTTCCTACGGGATCATTAATAAATCCAATGATCTGAGAATCAATTCCACAGAGGGAACTAAGGATTGTAGATACTGCCTGCTGAATGACAGTAAAAACAACAAAGGGAGCACCAGTTGCACCACCAAGTAAATTAACCAACTCCAACTCTTCAGCAAGGTTAGCAAGTGATTGACGAATAGCAGAAACAACTTGAGTGAATATTGCACCCAAGAAGTTTTGAACTTTTGCCATCAATGCTTTGGCAGATACAATCTTACCAGTAACAACATCTAAAAAGTCACCATCTTCTGCACGAACCAAAGATCCAGCATGATCTGCAAGATCTTCCAGAAGATATGATAATTCATACTCTAAAGTTTTCCAAGGACCACCAACACCATTAGCAGCAGGAATAGGTTTTTCTGGTTGTCTTGGTTTATTAGGATTACCTCCGCTACCATTCAATAAGTTACCAATGTTAGCGGGAGAACCTGCACCAGCAGTTTGTGATGCCCCATTGGTACCTTTTCCAGAACCAGTAGATCCTTCACCACCCTTTTGACTAGGAAGTGATACGGTATTATCTTCTTTAGGGCGATGAAAACCTGCTTCTCTAGTAGTTGCCATACTAGAATTTGGAGCCATTGGGTGTGTCGTAGTAACGTTCACACCAACACCAGGTTCCATGTTTTCGCCAGTAAAGGCAAATACTTTACCATCCTGTGTATCAGGAGACTTCTTAACACGAAGAACACCAATTACAATAGGCATCTGTGCATCTTCACCATCCATGAAGAAACCCATGACAATCGCACCAGGTTGCAACTGACCAGAACTTTCGCCCTGACCATCGTTACCTGCCTGAGAGGTATGCTGCAACACTGTTGCCCATGGGAGATTTTCGGTGGGAAGATCTGCTGTTGTCCCACCTCTTACGTTTGTATAATATCCAAGAACACGAACTCTAACACGACCCAATGCCATAGGGTCTTCGTTGTCTTCTACTTCACCAACCCACCAGAAAAAACCGTCTTTACCGACAAAATTTACTGTAGGTTCATTAATAATACCGTCAATAGACATGTTGACTTTATGATCTTACGATTTATTTAGTAATGAAACCATTCTCTTTCAACCATTGACGGGTCAGAGGTGTTGGTTCGTAATCAGTCCACATAGTGCCACGAGCACAGGACTCTAGTGCTTCTTGTGTCATACCTGCTGTTTTACCTGCCCAAGTTGCTTCTTTCTCCCAAGGGATAGCATGAGGCATGAGGGCATATGCTCTCCGTGCCATCTCTGCCCACATCTCAGGCACATCCTCTTCATTCTTGATAATGGCAATCATATTATTCTTAATAGAACCTGCCATGCAATCTTGTGCAGCGTGCCAACCTTCATGTCGAACAACACTCATCAGAACATGAGGACGATGTACAAATGTTTTGTTGAGATAGAAATGATTACTTACAGTATGATATACACCACGATGACCTACAGGAAAATATTTCTCATCAGCAAGATGAACATCTACACCAATCTGTTTGAAGGCATTCATAATTCGATCAAACTCGTCAGCAATTGGATTCCAGTTTGAGTCAGGAAATGCTGCACGAAGATCATCAGAAGAAGTGATCTTTTCAATATCTTTAGTGCATTCTTTAAGTAACATACATCCCATAGCATCCATGGTGTAATATCCCTTAGTAGGTTCTGCATTTACTGCAACACCATGTGCCATTCCGAACAACAGTCCAGAAAGAATTGCATTACGAAGTTTCATCGATTTGCTCCAGAAAAATACGCTTTAGTTTCGGGTTCACCCATAATATTAAAAGATACGATCACTCGTTCCTTATCACTTTTATTAACAGGACCTTCATGAAGAAGATATGAAGGGAAGATAACTAGATCTCCTTCTTTCACAAAGGGTTGATATTCCATCAGATCACCAGTTGCAGGATCATTGAATGGTGAGTAGAACTTTGTTGCTTCATGTACACTTGAATCAAATTCAACATACAATACTGCTGAAAATCCTACTGCACCATGTTGATGAACAGGATGATGGTCATACTTTCGTGCCCTTTCACACCAAGCGTTTGAGATAACTACTGGACATGGATAGGATTGCTGAAAGTCTGCAACTTCTTCACTAACACACTCACTTAGTTCATCCAAATAAGGAGGAACTTCAAGGTCTCTTTTATAAGACATGAAGTCAGTATACTCTCCATTTGGGAGTTTGTCAACTAAAGGTTGCTTACGATTTTTCCAATCTCTAATAGAATAATGAACTAGAGGAACTTCAAATATAGGAAATTGCATAGCACTTATATAATGGGCGAAGAGGGGATCGAACCCCCGACCGACTCGGTGTAAACGAGTAGCTCTACCGCTGAGCTATTCGCCCGATAAAGAGGATTTACATCCTCGTAAAACGATAGAGTTCTGTAGAACCCCATACCATTTCACCAGTCTCTAAATCTATTCCTCGGTCACAAGTATGTAGTTTGTCACCGTAAGCATGAATTTCAGAGATTACTTTATCTCCTCGATAACCAATGCAGTTGTCACCAGCAAGTTTGCCGTGCCATGCCTGACCATCGAATGTGAATAGTATATCACAATCGTTGTGTTTTGTCCAATCTAGATGATAATTTTCCACAAGAACTTCCGTATCAGAAAGTTGAACAAATTTATGGTTCTTCTTTCTATACGGAGATTCGGGTCCGTCACAACGTTTGAAGTTCATTGATTGGTAACCTTCTTCAAAGGGTTTCCAAATAATTTCAACGGAAACCCAATTCATGGGATCTGATTGTGCTTGATGTTTATTTGTCCAGTGTCCTAGTAAATAATCTTCAATCGTCATAAACTAGACATTCGGGCTCACTGGGGTTCTGATCACAGAACAATTCTAAGTAAGTGGGATCGTGATGATCTCCTGCTTCGATTTCTTTTTTATGGTGCTCTGCATACTCTTCTAGATCGTGCAATTCGCCTTCGATGTGACGACGCATTTGAGGAGACACAGTTGGGTCTTGAAGGATTTCCTTATCCTTCTCGATATGCTTTTCGATACTGTCCATAGTACCTCTCTGTATACAATACTATTTATTATAATGCGGAATCTTTTACTAGCAACGCTTCTGTTATCATTTCCGTACCTGTAATCTTGTGAGTAAGTCCTGCGATAACATACCTACCACTATATTTTTTGTCAACTTCAGCGTGTTTGTTATTTCTGAAAGTTCCAGGCATGACGATATTGATTCCGCTCCCAACATACAAATCTAAGTTACCAGGGATTTGAATCATTAATTTGATATTCTTAAAGGTTTCGATCCTCATCCATTGATATGCCTGAAGTTCTACTAATTCTTCGTAACTTTTTTGATTCGGTTCTTTAAATTTTGGATCAAAACTTTGGTTGGGAAGCATAGTATATCGTACTCTCTTTGGAAAGTCAACCATTTCTTCGATAACGCTATCCATCTGGGTGATGGGATTCTTACCTTTCTTTGTCTTTCCTAAGTGTGACATGGTATTCCATATGTCTTTCATTTTATATTGATAGGCATCAACTGACATATCAGTGCTTAATCCCATCTTAGATGATGTAATAGTAACAGGATCAAATCCAATACTATATCCAGACCAGGTTCCATGTCTCAAACCCATCAAAAAGTTTTTCTCCTCGGGGAATGTAATTGTATCAATAGTAAATTGATCCGTATCAATCTCATTAACACCTTTGGTGCTATAAACGTAAGTATATAATTTTGCCTGACCTGTGTTGAAATTTGTCTTACTTTCAGTTTGTTTGTTTACATCGTCGATAATTTTATCGATAGACTTGAAATGATATCCGAGAGAATTTTCATAGAATACAAATCCATTCTGCAGAGTACCACCCTTCTCTGCTTTTCTTACAGATCTTTGTGCTAACCAATAGATACAGTCAAAAGGTCTCCAATTAGGAGCAATAAACTGTTGCTTATTGATAGTTTCTTCTAAGAAAAGTTTTTTCTTAGTTTGTAAAAATCTTTTATCAGACAGGATTGTTTTGATGATAGAAGATGCTTCACTCTCTTGAGAAAAAATGACATTACTATTACCAAATACGTTGGTAACTTCATTCTTCATAAACTCATCGGTAGCGCAGTTAACAATGTAAGTATCTGCATTATTGAATCTTACTCTATTCTCAATCTCATATGCCCTAAGATAAAATGTTCTATCAATGATGGTTCCTAAGATTTGAACTTTAAATAGTTCAGAACCTGTCATTGCACCCAAGAATCCCGCAGTGTCTGCAATAATAATTTTTGCCTCTAATGTTGCAGAGGTCATACTTTCAAAAATTTCTATGCCAGCAACAAAGTCTCCAATATCAGAGTTACCCTCAGCATTTTGCAGAACATTACCATCACGAATAACAGTAAGTCTTACCTCTACATCACCAGTTTTTGTTTGTTTAATTGTCATGAGAGGATACCTTTTAACGTGTTGACGTGAGACTTAAGTTTGTTTGCAGTGCTACCGAAACTTCTAGCACTTCCACCACCACTATGCTTCATGCCTTGACCAAGACTGGTAGCACTTCCACCACCAGAAACCATCATAGGCGGTCTATTCTGTGATTGAGACATTATTCTTTGGACCGAAGCAGCTGCCTGTTGAATGGCACTTTGATTTATACCATTAGACTCAGCAATTGCTGCCATTGCAGCATTTATCATCTCTTGACTTCTTTCTTGTACTGCACGACGTGCTTGATTTCTCTCTTCAGTCTGTCTCTTAAGTAATGCTTCCTCTTTCTTTTTCTTCAGTTGACTAATACGATCTGCATTGCTTGGACCACCGAAG